ACCAAATCAAAAGAACAATCTCCTACTCTACCTTTATCTCCAGAAGTATATCCAATTCCAGGCCTATAGGGAACAAGATCAGTAACAATACCAACTGCCTCACTACCAATACCAGAAACACCTCTGGTTGTAAAGTTATAGGTATCAGTTCTGGCCATACCAGCAAACTGATTATCAAAGAGATCCATGAATGAACCCTCAGACATAGAGATATAATACTCAGTATTGAATCTTAGGTCATTCTTTGGGTCTATCTTAATGATTCTATCAGATAGGAATGATATTCTATTATTATTTACATTAATTCTTTCATGTACAACATTAGTGCCAGCTTCCGTAATGGTAACATCCCCATTACCTTTTGTTATTGGTTCATTGAATGTGATAGACAATGATACAGAAGTCTGAACACCTACTGCATCATCAGCGGGTGTGGTAAATGTAATGAAAGGATTTTCATCATCAGTATCCTCTGTGACAGGGAATTTTGGAGGAACTACATTAGTCGAAGGGCAGTATCCCTCTCCAGGCGATAACATGTAGATGTCAACAATAGATCCATTTTCATCTATGATCGCTTCAGCATTAGCACCGCCACCATGTCTGGTCTTGTCTATAATTGAAATCTTTGGAACTACCGTATAATTTAAGCCTGGTTCTAGTATCTCTAGAGTAAGAATACTTCCATCTATAGCTGAAACTATAGGCATGAGAACAGCAGTTTTTGTTCCATCACCATGAACTTCTACCTTAGGCGGAATACACTCACTCCATGTAAATCCTGGCGGCACTGCATCACCAAGATCATCTTGTGTTTGTGGGTTCTGTGTTCTAGCAGTGCAATCAAAAAATTCGTCAGCACCCATGCCTATCATACTGAGAAGTGAGAATTTAGCTGTTGCACTATATGCTCCATCACCAGTAGTGTCTGCTGCTCCAACAAAATTTTCAAACTTCTGTAAGAATTTCATGTTGTCAAGAACTTTTCCAAATTTTAGATTTGGTTTTTCTATAGCACCTACTCCCTGTGTCCAATCGTCATAGTCTTTACATTTTAAATTAGCACAAGCAAAGAATCCCAATATCATATTAGCATAACTACTGATCTTCGATAACAGACTACCCACCTTACCCAAAGAACCAGTCAACCAATCTAATCCGTCTAAAAGTGGTTTTAATGCTGCGAGTATTTTATCATAGATATCTGCCAAAATATTTGCAATGAACTGTTCAACGGCACATACGGAGGGATTCAGTGCCTTTCCTATCATATCCTTGAACATATTCAGCAACATACCCAAGAAGTCTATGTTGAAAAGACAGAATAAGATGTCAAGTATTTTTTGTAGAGCTTTTATAACAGGAGACTTCTGTGGTTCTGGTATGATCAGTGCTTGTAGATTTCTGAATACCTTTGTTACCAGAGCAATAACTTTGTCTCTGATCATATTGACTATCTTTTTAACCGCAGCAGATACTAACTTAGCAGCCTTTCTGACTAACTTATTAATATCTTGAAGCAGATTGTTTGCAGTATCAATATAAGAACCAGCAAACTCAGTAAGTGAGTTTACTGTGGTTAGAAAACTACCAATCGTATGTGCAATATCACTCAAAGGACCGTCTTCACAGCCATTGTTCATACTATGAGGACCTAGTTGAGTATTAGAAAATGTTGTTTCTGACTTCCTATCGTTAGATACACCTTCATTTCCATTTTCCAGTTCGCCTGGTGAGTTTTTCTTTTCTTCACCAACTTTATTATCTGCGTTTAATTTTGTTTGACTCTCTCCAGTTGGTGATGAGTCTCCCCCTATTGGTTTGTTTTCATCATTAGGCATGGTGGTCATCCCATCAATACCCGCTCTTCTACCTGACATTACCTTGAAGGCATTATTCTCAGCTTCAGTATTATCACCCTCTTGGATAGAGGAGGAAGAATTTTGGGGACCTAATTCTGGATTTATATTCCTTGCTAATGCACCAAAGATGACTGGTTGTTGTGCCTCTTCACCATCCAAGAAGAAACCAAAGACAGTTTCTCCACCAAGCATTTTTGACTTTTCACCTATAGTCGCTCCTCCAGCACCAGAGTTGGGATCCACCATGACATGTGCCCAAGGCAATTCCGCCTCACTCATCACGGCTTCATCGAATGGGTGATAACCTATTATTCTTACTTTACATCTATATGCCCAACCCTTTTTAGTATCAGTAGACGAATTCTTCCAAACTGCTGGATCGGCAACTCTACCAATCCACCATATAAATCCGTCTTTTCCAACAAAGTTGGTTTGTGCAAGGGTGGTATCTAACATCAGGCATTAATCGTCATAAATTAAGCACTCAGGCTCGTCTGGGTTTACTTCACAAAATAACTCTAGTGCGGTAGGATCGTGATGATCTCCAGACTCAATCTCTTGACGGTGATTATGAGAGTAAACTTCTAATTCATGAAGTTCTTCTTTGATATGCCTACGAGCAGCAGGACTTGTTGTGGGATCTTCTAAGATCTCCTTATCTTTTTGAATGTGTTTCTCTAAACTTTCCATTTTTCCTCCTTATTGGATGCCATATGAATCTCTAATGAGATTTAGGGAGGTGACATTTCTCCCCTCAGTTATTTCAAAGTGGTGTCGTACACTACGGATAACAAAGAATCCACTTTGTTCAGAGTCTGTTTGCTTCTGACCTCTAGGTGATTTGCTATGCGTATCACCTACCTCTGGAAGTTCTACTCTAATTATACTCCCTACTCTTAATAGAGGATTACAGGGTACACTTATATTTAGGGACTGTTGGAAGAGCATTGTGTATCTAGTAAAGGCTTTTGCCATATCACTAGGATCTCTACCCTGTCCCTCTACATCTTCAGCAGATTCCTCAAGGCCTAGGTTCCACATTCCCCTATCACCCATTCTTACAAGAACTCTTGAAGCATATTTGGTAAGATCTCCCTGTGGAATAGGAACATCTTCACCAGATCGCTTCAAATTGTCTTCTTTTACGTTATCCTTTAGACTGTATTTCACCACATCTAACTTCCATTTTAACGGATCATACACATATGTCAAGTTACTATAAAGACCAACCCTTAAATTTTTCTGTAAATCTGTTGTTTTGTCTATACTAGCAAAAAGAATTTTATAATTATTTGATTCATCGTTTGAACTAATTAAAGTTGAATGAGTATATGTTGGGATACTATAGTCATTCATGAGTTTCTCTCCGTCATCTGGATAGTCCACTTGAGTAGCATCCACCATTTTATCTACTGACTTAAACTTATATCCATCATAATCTTCATAGAAAAAGAATCCAGAGGTTCCTTTTCCTTCTGCTTTTACTCCTTCTCCCGATGTACCTGATACTGTAGATGTTGTTGGAACTGCTTTTGGGCATAACCATTGTATAGTATAGAATGGTTTTCTCATGTTACCTATGAAACCATAAGGAGTAATACTCTTCTCAATGCTCATCCTATCTTCATCAATTAGTAGAACATCTGTTAGTATGTTCTTAACGTGTTCACTTATTAGTCCTTTTTCATATCTTTTCACGACTCTAGTAGTCTCATTTGAAAGATTACTCAGAGTACAGCACTTAAGAGTGAATGTCTCCTGTCCTTCAACTTGACTAACTTTTTCAATGGAAGAAACATATAAGGGATTTCCATTTTCCTCAGTAAACTTAACATCACCAAATGCAGTTCCTATAATAAGATCAATTCTCTCATACCCTCTTATAGGTACTAAAGATAAGAGACCAGAAGTATCAGAGCATAACAATCTCACTGTTATTGCTGGAGATAAGAGATCCTCAAAATAATCACATTGCACAACTGAGTTCTTAATTTCGAGAGAATCTACTCCCTCTTTATTTGAGTCACTAGAACCACCCCTCTTGAGAGTAATGTTATTCTCAGGGGTGATTAAAACTTGTTTGAAATCAGCGTACAGTAAGGAATATGCCATCAGGTTCTAGCTAAATTGTTAAGTTGAATTTGAGAAAGAATTGCTCCAACATCTGTTATTGGCATTATTTGTGGAGAACCATCACCTCCTGATCCTGTTGCAACCACTCCAGCCTGAGCAGTTTGCAACTGTGGAGTAAGTGCAATAAGTTGTGGAGGTGATCCAGCTGGATCATCATAAGGCATATATCCCTCTGGAGATAATTGAGCAATCATATTAGGATTATTTGGATTGAGAGATGACTGATCTCCCATAGGATCAGTAGATTCAGTGAATCCCATTGCTCCTTTATGACTCCTAACACTGGCAGCAGCCTCTGCCTTAGTAATACTTCCATCACCATTCTTATCTAAACCTGCATTTTGATCGTATGCTATGCCTCTATATCCCTCTATTGCACCCTTACCAAAGAGAACAAAATCATCTGGTTTACCTACAGCAACAGGGAATAAAATTGACATGTAAAGATCATCAAGATTTCCACCTTCAATTCCTTTATTTGAAAAATACTTGTCAACATATTTTAATTGTTCAGTTCTTGTCATCTTTGATAGTTCTTCAGTAGATGTTCCCAATCCTTTTGCTGTTGATGGCATGAATTGAATCAAACCAGTAGCACCAGACCCCTGCATATTTTTCTTTGATGGATCAAATGTCCCACCAGACTCAAAGCTCATTACAGCATATAGATCTTGCACACTTACATTATATTTTTGTGCAAGTTCATTAACTCCTCGTTGAAAATCTAGATCATTTGCAACTTTTGTAGGCACTTCACCTGTGTCAACAGTTAGACTCAACATGCTACTTTGTGATGAAACACTACTGGGATTGGCAGCTGCCATGAACTCTGCAACTACCTTAAAAGGATCTTTTTGAATTCGTTCCTGTAACTTTTCTAATTCAGTCTTAGTTCTAAGATAGTTCTTAAGTTCCTCTGAGCCAGGTGGTAGACTTATTCCCCCAGCATCTCGAAATTGCTTTTCATTTTCTTCCAACTGTGCTTTAACTACTTCATTAATTTTTTCAATATCACTTTTTTCAGTTTTCTTGTCTTTGTCGTTTTTAGGTCCAAACACGGTATTCCACAAGTTACTAGTCGTGTTCTTTATAATGTTCCTGCCTTTCTTTGAAAGAGGATTTACAACATTTATTCCAAAACCAAGAGAATATACACCGTCATCAACTTTACCACCAGTAACTTTTCTGATGTCTTTCATTACCTTTTTGCGTAAATTATTCAACTTTTCGCCTACGGATGGACCTTCCTCCTCACCCATAAAGGCACCTTGTTTAGCAAGAAATTTGAATCTATCCATCAACTCTCCAAACTGTTCTACATTTTTCTTATCCAGACTTTGATCCTCAGTTGCCAGTCTATCATTCATTCTTTCTAGAGTACTATCATCAGAGTTAACTTCTGACTCAGTAATTTCTTCTGGACCTTTCTGAGATACTGCTTGAAGATCTTTCTTCTTGTCTAATGCTATGTCTTTATTCTCATCAGCAGTGGTTTCTACTTTTTTTAGTCCTTCGTCTCTAACCTTTTGTTCTTCATCGAGATCTTTCTGCATTGCTTTTTCGTTTCCACCATATTGGGTTTGGAGAAGTTCCTCTGTAGATCTCTCCTTTGACATCATTTGTCCCAAAACTAGAGGCAACATTATAGCACCACCAAGTAACATTTTATTCACTTTTGCACTCCTCCCACCACCGAAATTTTTTGCAAATAATCTAGCTTTTTTTAATGTTTTCTTACTAGGAATATCCTTTGAAATACCTTTAGATATGACACCCATAAAGCGGGAAAATCGATCTATAGATGATTCAGATTTATCTACAGACTTCTGAGCCTTCTGTCGGATACCTGTTATTTTAGATTTATTCTTCATTATAACGCACCTATAATATTAAACAGTGATTTAGTTGTCGTAATGTGCATGTTGTCCATATCTACTGAAAGTAATATGGGAGGTTCATTTGCCATTCTACTCATTTTGTATTCACCTTTTTGATTATTACCTTGTCCTACTGGAACTGGTATTGATATTGGCATTGGAGTATCTTTTACATCACTACCTCCTCTAGCTGGTTGACTTATACCATCTGTTATCTGTTCTACTGCTCCAAGAGTTTTCAGATCAGGAGAAATATCTAGTTTAGGAATTTCTGTTGAACTGTCTACACCTGTATTTAATTGACCTTTTTCTCTGTCTTTAAATAGATCTCCTCTCCCATCAAGGTCAGTCATTCCAAAAGTTAAAAAATCACCCAGACCAGCGAGACCTCTCATAAGTCCCTCTGGTTTAGGTTTCTCTGCCTCAGGTGCCTCAGGTGCCGCTGGATTCGTGACCGTAGTTTTACTGCCTGGATCTCCTTGAGGTCCAAGAGCACCTCTGTTTCCCTTGATAAACTCTATATTCTGAGGTTTTAGTACTAAACTAGGTCCTCCCTGTCCACTCAAATCACTTGTTGGTTCAGTAAGTGGTGTTACTTTAGTTTCATCTGGATCACCACCAACAACAGTTCCTAGAGGAATATTCTTTCCAGAGGAATCAACATTTTGGTCGTGTTTTTTATTAGGATCAGGTAAATCTACTTCATCAATTTTTTTAGTTGTCGTAACTGGTTGATTATTCTCTTTTAAATATTCCTCATAGGTATCAGGAAGCGAAAGATCTTCAACTTTGGCATTATTATACTCATTCTCCGTCATTATCTTCGGTTTCTCTCCGTTTACTTGACTCTGATCATCCCCACTACCATCGCCAGAGCCATCGCCTTCTGTTGGTGGTTGATCATCTTGACTCCTTTTTCTAAGTCTTCTACCAAGTTTACCTTTGAACTGCATTTCAATGAGACTCAAAGCTTCATCAAATGTATCTAAAGATTTTTTAAATTGTTTAGTTACTTCTGCTGTAGTTCCGTCAATTACTTCGTCATCTTTCTTACGTCCAAAAACCTTCTTAGCAAGAGTAGCACCCTTTCCCAAAGGACTTGCCTTAAATAATGCACCACCTATTGCACCAGCGGCACCTAAAGCTAGTGGTGCTCCCTTAACTGCCAGTGCGGCCAACCCAACAACTGCGGCACCTTTTAGTACTCCTTTTACCAGACCTCCCTTTGACTTTTGGGGTTTGGCCTTCGCCATCTTCTCGATAAGATCAATGACGATCCCCTTCGCTTCACTTAAAAATCCTAGAGATCTTTTTAGAGAAGATTGCAGACCAGTCAACCCAGATCCAAATTTCTCTAAAGAATTTAAACCACCATCAAATATTTTACCTAAGAACGCCTGTGGGTCAAAATCACTAACCTTTGATTGTACAGACTTTACTAAATTAGGAACTAAGTTTTGGACTTTATTTTCTACTAATCTTCCAACTCTTTTGACACTTGTTCTAGGTGTTACCGTTTCGGGAGGTTTTAAAGCTTGAGGAACCAGAGACATCTTGCCTCTGACTTTACTTAACTTCCCCTTTGTAGGTAGTATTGTATTCTTTGCACCATCTATTTGACTCTTGGTGTTTTTTCCAAAAATCTTATCTGCTTTTACAACTTTCTTTGCTTTTGCAGCTGTTTCAAATAGTGATGTAGTTACTTTAGCCATTCTTCATTTGAGCTTCCCTAGCTTTTGCTTTTAGGTTTTCTTCTTCAATGTGAAGTCTAAGTAATCCAACATAGATGTCTCTTTCCCAAGGCATCCAATTCTCAATATCCCACAAATTGTATTTATGGTACTGCATGAGAGCGAAATTGATTCGGAAGTATGTCTCAAGATTAATGTGAGACATACTTAGGCGAAAAAATCGGCTAAGCCCTCTAATACTACAGTGTTTTTCTTATTAGTGTTTGGATTAATTACAGTCACCGTATGTGACAATTTAGGCATGGTTTCAAAAAATCTTTCAAGTTTTTGAAACTGTTGTGAAGTCAACGCTTCGACCCATTCTTTTAACTCTTTCTTAGTACAGTCTGATGCGGCAAACATCTCTGCATCATTATAAACCATCTCAATACAACTAGAGAGAACAGTAAATGATTTCTCAATAGTATCCTCACTATCAGTGAAATTAGTTTCAATGAACTGATTAAGAGAAGGATATTTCATCTTTACAGTCCAACCATCACCTATCTCAATTTCTGTTGTATGGTCTTCAGATCTTACAACTTGAATGGCAGAAATGGGAACATTTACACTCACTTCTGTTTTTCCATCATCACCACATGTAACAAGGAGATCAATAGATTCACCTACAGACTTACCACGGATATTTAAAAATAAGTATTCAATATCAAAGGCAGGCAGATTATCAACCTTGAGTCCTTTTGTGATAACACACTCCTTAATTACTTGCTTGACTGCATTAGTAATCTCTTTTTGATTTCCACCCTCTAGAGCGAGAATAAGTATTTTTTCTTCTTTTACCAGAAACGGTCTGTACTTGATAGTCTTTCCATTTGATGGCAATTCCAACTCATACTCAGTGGTCGTAATTTTTGGTAAAGGCATAATATGTAATTATTCGTTATTATTTAGAAGGGTTTTTGAAGCTATTTTGCTGTGGTTGAAGATTCCTCCTCATTGGTGATAGCTTGCTTGTCTGAAAGAGGAGTACTGTTGTCATCAGTGTCATTAGATGGAAATGTAAGGCTTCCTCCAGTAAATCCAATAACATCAGCACTCCTCACCATAACATATCTGTCATAAGCAAAATTAACTGTAACTTGTAACACCTGAGAATTTGAATATGATAGTGCAACGTCTTGTATTGATGTAGGGAAGATATTAACAAACCTATAACTTAGTGCTTCTGGAACCAGTTCTTCCGATGAATCTGATAGGCTTAATGCGACACTTGTTGGACGAATGAGTGTTGTATCAATATTCCTCTCAAATTTAGTTATAGTCATACTTCTCTTGTATGAGTTTGGATATCTATATCTCAAGAAATTATTACTTGAAACATGTTTATTTTCTGGATATCCTGTAGCTGACGGGAAGAATCCCTGACCAACCCGACGTGATTTATCACTTGGAAGTTTGCCTTGACCATCATAAAGTGGGTTTATGTAGTTAATCCATTCTTGGAACAGTGTAAGACTTCTATAGTCTCCTGTCAAGTAATAAGTGACTGCAACATCATTAAATGTTCTTTGTGCTGCGAATTTCTCAACTATACCTTGTCTACTTCCAACCTCTGAAGTGGTTGCAAAGGTTGCTCCAGGCAATATTGCTTCAGTTGCCATTAAGGAGAATCTTTCTTGACCCAATCCACCATCACTAGTATATACACCACATGCCTGTAACCACTTCTCTAAAGTGCTCTCTGAATTAGTAGGCGCTAGATCTAATCTTACTTTATAAAAACTTGACAGAGATGGATGTCCCAGAGCATCCAAGAAACTAGTTTCAAATGTTTCACCAACATCTAATGCAGTATCTTGTATGTCAGAAAAGGGTCTAGGATTTTGGGGACTTGCTCCCAAGTTTCCCACTTTAGTCGCAAAATAACTTTTTGAACTATCTAAGGCCATCTAAATAAGGTTATGACTTACCATACTATGTATATGGCTTATAAGGGAAAATTTAAACCAAAACATACTAAAAAGTATAAAGGTGATCCCACTCAGATCATTTATCGCTCTCTATGGGAGAGAAAATTCATGGAATACTGTGATCTGACAGAGAACATAAGTCAATGGCAATCAGAGGAATTCTGGATACCATACAAGAATCCCTTAGATAGAAAAATGCACAGATACTTTCCCGACTTCTTCATCAAATACACCGACTCAAATGGAAAGAAACGATCTGTTGTGATAGAAGTGAAACCCAAAAAACAATGTAAGGCTCCTCCAAAGAATCCAAAAAGGAGAACTAAGGCATGGGCACATGATGTTCAAACATGGGTTATCAATGAAGCAAAGTGGAAAGCAGCAGAACAATACTGTGCTGATAGAAAGTATGAATTCAAGATCATGACCGAAGACGATTTAGGTATATCTCATGATCGCAGAAGATATTAGACAACAAGCTGGTAAGAAAAATAAAAGTGGGGCATGGTATGTAAGTGCTCTCTCACAAGCATTGTCTAGTGTCCAGAATCCAGATATTAGTGCCAGTGACACTAGTGGTGTGACAGAAGGAGACCTATTTTTCTTTTCATACAGCCCATCTTTTCCTGAGAGATATGAATTCTGGGATACCCAACCCCTTGCAGTAGCACTAAAATTCTATAGAGATGGGTTTCTAGGATGTAATTTACACTATGTAAATCCATCTTATCGTGATGCAGTTGCAATGAGCTTACTAAATAGTGGAGGCGGAGCTGCGGTTCCTAAAAATACACTGCACAAATACCTGTACTCTGGTGTGGGTAGTTTATTAAAAGTTCCTAAAAATGAGGATTGGGGAGAAATTTCTAAACTTCCTACAGAACAATTCATAGGCAGGAACGGTATGAAGTATCCAAAACACCGAGCATTTAACTGGAAAAAATGACATCATCAGTAACATTCCAAAACGACGTTCAAGAGTACGGTAACGAACTTAGGCTTAAGACAAATCTGGAACAAAACGTTATCAATGCCGAAGGTGGTAGAGATACTGTAAAATATAAAGCATTCATTAAAGAAGGCGAAGTAAAAATATGGCCTGTTGACGACATTGGTAAAATTATTGCTGGATCAGAACCAATATTTGAAAATGGAGAGTGGAAGCCTGGTTCTGTAACAAAAAAAAGTAATGAAAATAAAGTAACTTTTACTGGAGTTGTTTTTGATAGCAAAGGAAATGTAGATACAACTAAATCAGTTTTACAACAACAATTAGCTGAGGAAGTAAGAAGTTATGCTAGTGTAACAAATGAAGAGGTTGCGCCATGGGCAGAAAACACAGATCTTACACCTCTACAAAAAGCAGAAAAAGATTTAGCAAGACTAAAAGAAGAAGGTTATATTAAAACAGGAAATACAGTAAGCGACTGGAGAGCGGGTCTAACATGGAATAGAGCAGTAAGACATGCTGAAAATCAAGTTGCAATAGAAGAAGCAAAAGTAGCAAACAATCAACAGCCAGGAGGAACAGATAATGATTCTAAAGGGCTTGTTGGTGTAACAGAAAGGATTAAATATGCTTTTGACAGGGACAATGAGATCATGTTCCTTAGACCTGTTGTATATCCACAAGATCTATCAATGAGTCAGGATCATATGGTCATTCAATGTTATACATATGAACCTCCATATACTAGAGAGTTTACTAAAACAGATGAAAATTCTGAAGGTGGCGGTGGTGCTGCTTATGGTGCTCAAAGAGGATCACCACTTAGAAAAAAACTAGGTGCTCCAATCATGTTACCCATGCCTAATAACATGCAAGATTCAAACCCAAGAATTTGGGAAGAGAGTAACATGAATAATGCAGCACTAGATGCTATCAGAAAAGCTAATTCCAAAACGGTTGTTAAGACTTTTCTCCGAGGTACAGGTATCTTTCCAACTCTTGACGCAATAAACAATTTCTTCCAATTAACAACACAACAGGCTGGTAGAGCTGATATAATGGCAAACAAAATGAGTCAGTTGCTTGCAGATGGAGGATTTGATATTAGTTCAGATCAAATATTATCTAGAACTGGTGGTGTCATTGCAAACTCCAACACTGAACTTCTATTTGCTGGTGTTGGTTTAAGAAATTTTCAATTCCAATGGTTATTAACTCCAAGAGATGAAAATGAAGCACATATATGCAGAATGATGATTCGTGCTTTTAAAGAATGGTCTGCTCCTAGAAAACTGGTAAAACTAACTGGTGATGGACAGACTGGTGGAACTGGTGCTGCTGGAGGACCTAGTTACTTCCTAGGCACACCAAACGTGTTTAGGTTGAGATATCTTACTGATGGAAACAAACCTATCATGGGTGCAAATATGTTCAAAACATGTGCTTTGACTAGCGTAGATGTTAGTTATACTCCAGAAGGTCAATGGATGGCATATGCACATGGTCAACCCACATCATATAGTCTGACACTCCAGTTTAACGAATTAGAACCTATATACAACACAGATTATCAACGAGACTCTGCTAACGATAGAATGTTTAGTGATAAAAATATTATGGGAGATTTGATGCCAATCTATATCATTAATCAGGATGATCCAAAGACTTCAATGATAGGATACTAACATGAAAGGTTATTTTTCATATTTACCAAATATAGATTACGTCTCTAGATCTCCAGACAGAAGTTCTAATGATGAGTATATTCCAGTAAAAAATATTTTCAGAAGAGCAAAACTTCGTGAGGATCTTGATCAAGTAGCCACATCCTTTGAAGATTTCTTTATTCATGGCAATCTAAGACCAGATCAATTAGCATACACTCTATATGGAGATCCTAGATTTGATTGGGTTATATTAGTAGCGAACAATATAACAAAGGTTAGAGATCAGTGGCCACTAAACGATAATGATTTCAGAAAATACTGTTTAGAGAAATATGGTAGTGATGAGGGATTAGAAAAGATACATCACTATGAAACTTTGGAAGATGTAGATTGGGCTGGAAGAATAGTTGTTCCAGAAGCATTAAGAGTAGATTCTAACTTTGATCTTAAATATTTGAAGTATAGACCAGAAGAGCAAAGAATTGTCTCATACAGTAGAGTCACTCAGTTAAATGAGTTATCAACTATAGATTCAGCTGGAACTGCAAGAGATGCCAATGGTGATGTGATTCAAAATCCCAACGTAACTCCTGTAACGAACTATCAGTTTGAAGTATCTATGAATGATGCTAAGAGAAGAATCAGAGTTATCAGACCACTTTACCTAAGCACTGTGATACAAGATTTAACCAGAATAGGCAAATATAAGAAATCATCTCAATTCAAGAGTAAAAGACTTAAGAGAGCATACAATCCCAGAATTGCTAGTAGTCTTACTTGATAATAAAAAAAGGGGTCTTGCGACCCCTTTCTTATTGTTTACTCTTCAGCGAGTTTTTGGAAGTAACTCAGTGCGTCGTCCTCTTCCTCTGTATCCGTATCAGCAGATGCAGCAGTGGCACTTGCACGGAGGTTAGATAGTTCCTCCTCAACTGATCCACGATCAGCATCTTCGTTGGATACTTCAACATCCTCTCTTGTAGGTGTTACAACAGCCTTCCTTGAAAGAACTGTGTCCAAACGTGCCTTGAGTTGTTCATATGTTTTGAACTGGTCTGCAGCAGTGAACTCACTAAGATCATAGATCTTGTTATAGATCTCCTCTAGTTTGTCATCATCGTCCAAGAGTGCTTCTGATCTTGCAAACTCTGAACTATCATAGTTCCAGAATCCAGCAACCTGTTTGATCTTCAACTTGAAGTTAGCACCCTTCCAAAAATCAAATGGATTGATTGCTTCTTCATCATCGAACTCAGGTTGCATTGCAGCAGTGATCTTATCAAAGATCTTCTTACCAAACTTGTAAAGTTTTACTTGTCCTTCGTTCTCAGGATTACTAGAATCCTTTACAACATAAACATTTGCATAGTAAGAAAGCTTACGCTTTTGCTTACGAGCAATGTCTTTGTCAGATTCACGACCACTGTTCCAGAGACTGCGATTCAGTTCTCCAACAGGATCATCCTTGCCAATAGTAGTTAAACTGTTCTCAATATACCAACCGCCTGGTCCTTGAAAAGCGTGACTCCAAACTTGAGTCCATGGCAGTTCACAATTAGCATGTGCAGGGAGGAATCGAACAACTGCGTATCCGTTACCCGCTTTATCTACAGCTGGTTTCCAAAGACGTTCATCAGTATTGTTACCTTTCTCGTTGAGTTTCTCAACTTTTTTCATCAATCTCTCTGTAAGAGAGCCTGCTTTAGATTGTTTCTTTAGTGCAGCAAATGACATTTAGTATTCTCCGTATTTTTGTATTGTAGGATTGTTTGTATTATAACAGATAATTGTGTTTTGTCAATCTGGAATATTTTCTTCCAGTTTGTCTAAGGTTTCAGTCAGAGTGTCAAAAAATTCTGCAATATTTTGACCTGGCTGGAGTCCCAGAAACTTGGCAGACTCTAAGATCTGCTCTCTCATCTCAATAGCATCAGGATCGTCCTTCTCTAATTGCAGTCTGAACATAAAGTTCCTCTGCTTTTCGAGTAGTGTCCTCATCTTTTGAATATGCAAAAGACCACCATCTACGGTAGGATTCCTCATACCGTTGATTGCCAGTCCTGACATGATATCTTCTTGTAACTCCTGTATCTCTGCCATGGCAGCTCTTACTGGAGCGGATCTAAAAAATTCACCCATCAATCGAATCTGATACTAGTACTATTTATGTTTTTTCTGATAACCATTTAGGTATGTAAACTAGGGATAATACTCCACCCCACCATACGGCAAGTGAGAGTATATCTACGTTTCTATGTGGTCCCAATGATATACCTATGATCACTAGAGACAGCCACACCCAGTCAAGTGCTGAGTGAAATTTCTTAAAACCGTCTCCAAATTTACTTATTAATTCTTCTCTACGCTTTGCAAACCAAGGCGATACATGCCTCATGATTACAAAACCTTCGTTGAGAACCATTACAGTAAATCCTATCCAGAATATCACAGCGGTAACTTAGATTTAGAAGTACGTTTTAAGTAATTCAATTCAGTTGCTTCCGCTTTTAATTTATCCTTGAGAGGTTTTGCGATCAATTTCCCAACTGACTCAAACTCAATATTATTTTCTTCGCAATAACTAATGATTGCTTCAATATAATTGAGCTCAGTGTCAAGTACCAGTTGTTCAACATCAGTAGTGAACTTATTCTGGTCGAGAAATTTCGCTTTTAGTAAGTCGTTAACTTCTTTCTCCATACTCCCCGAGCTTGTGGGTGACGAATTCTTTAATATACTTGGTAAGAAGCTTAATATAGTCACGTTTGTTGGTTTTTTCATAAACTTTCACATCTCCATTATCAGCAACCATTAAGGTCACAATCTTCTCCACCGCAATACCTGTCATCTCAAAGTACATACAGGCATATGCAGTTTCTTGAACGAAATAGTTTTCTAACCACTTCTCTGGTTTAATCTTTTTAGATGTCTTGAAATCTATTACCGCTAACTCTCCGTTATATTCGGCAATGCAATCAACACGTCCAGCAATACCGAAGTACTCACTATATAGGGGTTTTTCCAAACAGTGAATATTATTGATATTGTTTAAGGAGTCCCTTGCTGCAATCCACCTTGATTTTGTGGAAGGCAGAATGTCCTTCATAGAATTAATATCTTCATTTAAGAGATACTTTTCAACCAGATCATGAAACTTGGTTCCCCTGTCGGTGGCAACCTTTGTGATCTTATTGGCTTCTTCCTCACCAATCTTATTACGCCATTTGATAAACGTTTGGCGATTATAAAAACTGGTTATGGAAGTAATAGATGGAGCTTTCTTTCCACTTGGAAGAGTGTAATATCTAACTCCATCTATAGTATTGGCTTCTAACTCAAAATCACCAAGTTTATTCAAATGAGTAAACGTCATAAAGAAAGAGCGAGTTTAGTAACCAAGTAGTTTCTTACTAGACCAGAGCGAACAATATCATCTAAACCAAATTCAACCGTACCGAAATCATCTTCCATGATCTCAATGATACGTTTAAAATCTAAGATGCCATTCTTCTCATTGGATTTTGTAAGATCCGTTTGAGTAGAGTCACCACAAAACATTATTTTACAGTTATCTCCTACTCTTGTTATTATACTATCTAATTCATGAAAATTCAAGTTTTGCATCTCATCTACTAACACAATGCAATTATCAAGTGTTGTACCCCTGATAAATGATGTGCTCCAGAATGAAATAGTCTCTTGTGCTTTCAAATTACCGTATAACATTTCAAAGTCATTGTCTGAGGGCATCTCAAACATATACTTTACCATATTCTTATATGGAATCTGATAGAGTGATGACTTATCTTCATGGTCGCCTGGCAAGAAACCAATCTCTCTTGTGGAGACCAATGACCTAACAATATACACCTTATCATATGGTGTCATTTCGTCAAGTACATCTTTTAGTGCAAGATACAAACTAATGAATGTCTTACCAGTACCAGCACAACCATATGCAAAGATATTCTTACCTTTAGCATATTCCTCAAAAAGAATCTTCTGATTATCTGTGATAGGTTCTACGTCAACCAACATAGCGTTGTTGATTGGTCTCTTCCTACGTCTTTGTTTAGCAGTCATTCCAGCTCCAACGTTACTATCACGATGTTGACTATTAGTGTTCCTTCTTTTTTTAGTTGACATTAATACCTCTGTTAGCTAAACGACCTTTTACCCCAGCAGTTTTCTCAGATTTTTTGAGAATCTCACTCCAGCCTGGATGTTTGTTGTTGAGTTTATCTCTCCACTCTCCAACCTCTCCTACGCCTGGCATTGTGGATGGATCTGAGTAATCCCTTGTCCAATCGGGATTATCCTCTCTCCATTTGTCCCACTTCATAATACTCATTACAACCTCTTTCTGTTCACCAGTTTTTGTGTTGACTACAGGGTATGTTGCCATTAAGTTTGTTCTCCGTGAAGTTCTTTTTTGATTTGTTTTTGAATTTCAACCACACCATTTCTCCATTCTAATGCCTCAGAAACGATTGGAAACTCTTCTATAAAGACAGTTTTACATGCCTGTGCAATGTCCATGTGTTCCTTTTGAGTTCCATGAGCGGATCTCAGTTCAATATAATGAATCCATGATCTGCAAGAACCTGTCATGTAGATTCTTGTCGGTGTGCAAAGTGGTAAGACCATTCTGGCACATTCTTTTGCAACTCCTTCCACTAACATCTGTTGATATAAGGCGGTTGCAGAGTCAAACAAAGTTTTCATTTGTAGTTCCAACTTCTGTCTGACAAACTCGTCAAGATCGTCTGTTGAGTTTTGACGATTCTTTAAATCTTGTTTCCTAAGTTTAGGAATAGGGATTACTCCCAACTGTGTACTATCAGCATATCGTTGGGAAAACTCTTGAAATGTAAATGATCTATGCCTCAGTATTTGAGCCGCTATAGCCCTTGTTGTCTCTATCTCTAGAGTCATGCTAGACTGTTCAAATACAGACCAATGTTGATGATTGATACAATACTTGAGAAGTCCAGCAAACTTCTCATTATCTTGGTTGGATGGATTTGAAACTCTGGCGATATGTGCCATTGTTTTTTCTGCATCTGGTGTGATACTTACCAGTTTTACGGTCATAATTCCTCTATTTGGTCTCCATACGTCACTTTTTGTTTTTCATGATCAGAGGAATATTGAGATAAATCTGAATAAACCTCAGACTCAAGTGCCTCTACGAGTAACTTTAAGTTTTTTACAATGAGTTTTAGTTTTGCTTTTTCCATGTTAGATGAAGTAATTAAGGTTAATTACGCACCTACGAAGGGTATCAGTCGGGGAGCATCCAGCATGTAAAGTATTTGAGTTAAATACTACCATCCTGTTTGCTATACTGTCAACCTTTGTACCATCTTCAAATCGTGTGTAACCATCATTAGTATTTACATAATATATGGAAGTGATACAATCGTCAACATCTGTGTGAAGATCATATTCTTGCCTTTCGGGTGTTCTCATATTTAGATTAGCCTTGATCCTGACGATTGAAACAGGTTCCAACTCGTTTAGGATAGGCATAAGGTTGTAGAAGAAAGCACTTCTAGGTTCAAACTGTGCATAAAACACATGACAAAATTGAAAATATCCATCATCAGGTGTATTAACACCGTTACCAAATTGCCATTGAAACGAAGAATCCTCCATCATCGTTTTGCGGAGGGCTTCGTAATCATCTGGTTTTAGGAAATCATCAATTACCTTCAATTTCATTCGCTTCTTTCTCTAATTGAGATACGACCTTTTCAGTGCCGTCCAAGAGTTTAACTTGAAATAGATTAGACTTCATATACTTTTTGATCTTTTTATATTTTTTCAACACTTTATTGAACTCTTCTTTATTGAGTTCTACCTTTCCTTGTTTAGCATCACCAGTATATTTGCTACCAGCAACGTTTCTACCATCTCCCATAGGAGAAGATCCACTAAATTCACCCATTTACAATATCTCCCTCAAAGTTCATCATAGCCAACAAAGTATCATATGGAATCCATGCAGGGTCTTCATTCTCGAACTGCACTTCTACTTCCTTGATATTTTTCTGTAAGAATCTGCTATATGAGGTTCTTACATTTTTCACAACACTCATAGGATTAATCATTTACGTTTTTGTGGTTTTTTAGCTGGTGTTTTTTTCTTATCTGGATTGAGCATATCCTCATTCCAGAGTTTAGGATTGATACTGCCTCTAGATTGAACCCATCCCTGTAGTCCTGTTTTATACTTATCGTAATAGTAATCAAACATTTCCACTTGTTTTTGACATAAAGTTACGTCATAACACACTTTGTCGTCCTTTACATAAGTTACAAGATATGCCGTGTAAGGCAACTTTGGATTTTCTGCTAGTTTTGGATCGCAATTTTCGTGTAGGATTTTCAACTTCGGTTCCCCCAAGTAATTTCTGGATAGGCTTCTGACACTAACTCCTTAGTGATGTTATATTTGGTGTTGAGAGCTTTATCTTTCACAAGAACAAGGATTTCTGCCTCTGGTTGAGGTAGAGTCTGGAGAATATTAATAAAAATAGACTCTCTCTTGATCTTGTTAAGTTGGTCGTCTCCACCCTTCACAAAACGGTAGAACTGTCTTGCAGCATTACGAATAGTTGTTCTCTGAGGAACACCCTGTTCTTTAGATGCCTGCACATCACCCTCTACAGGTTGATATGGGACGTTTCCATCTGGAAGTACGGAAATGACTGATTCATCAAAGTTCCAAATCATAACCATTTTGAAAGAGTCATCACCATGAGTGCGAAGAATCTCTAACTTTTTAGCCTTTACTCTTTCAGAATCGACTGCTTCTAAGAGTTCATGAACCATAGGATTTGGTGGCAGTTCTTTCTTTTTGACTGTCACAGTCCTTGGTTTTGTTGCAGTTTTGCGAGTGGAAGTGGTTTTCTTCCTAGTTGACGCTGATCTAGTCCTCGTCGTCTTCTTCGCTGTCGTCATTGTTTTCAAACCTCACGGCTACTATTTCATCAGGAATAAGATTCCCATTTTCATCATACATCTCAGGATGCGTGTACGCCACTTGATTTTGTAAGTGAACGTAATTGTTTTGTTGGGCTAACCAGCCAATTATACCACCTATCAGCAGAAACGTAAAGCAAAGTATACTAAACATGACAAGAAGTACAGTGGTTTCCATTTTGACCTCCTAAGGCTGTTTCTTTTTTATGTCCAACGATAATCTGAACTCTCTATTAAATAGACTCAGTTTAATGTCGAAGAACTTTGGTTTGTTTTGGGGTTTAGGTTGTCTCTCTCCTCGGAGTATAAGTTCTACGCCCTTATTTATGTCCATGTCAGGAGGCATCATTGGAGAAAACCCTATGTTCTTTTAGATATTTTAATGTTTGATTTGCGTTTCCGATAACCTTATTATCTAACATTACTTGAGGCAAATCAATCACATCTGGGAATTTGAGTTCAAATTCCTCTGCTGTGTAGTCTTTGTTTAATTCTTTGTAGACATAATCTCTACCTAACATTTCAAAGACCGTTTTGACCTTATAACACATGGGGCATTCTTCTTTCCCATAAATTGTAAACATAATTAATACCTAATTACTTCTACTTTTTCCCACTCACATTGATAGACAAGTAAACCTCCGAGTGTTTCTTCGTTATAGCATACTGTAAAGTATGATTGTAGTTTTTTACCGTCAAGTCTCCTTTTGGGAGCGTCTTGAGAATCTACAAAAAGAACCCGACCTTCTAGTGGTTTTCCACCTAAAACATCAGGTACTCTAACTACTGATCCTTCACGAATAGATCTCGTTTTCGCAGTGTCTAAGAAAATGGGCTTCGATTCCGTTGGTGTCTGCTTTCCCTTGCGATACCCAGATATCGCAGAATTCGTAGAGTTGTCGGACATGAGAGAGGGTGTTGTATTTTTTGAGAGCGAGGAAGGTCTTTTGACGGATGGCCATGCGCTCTTCATTATAACGCCAGTCATTCACCATCTTCCTTACTCTCCTTGATTGCTCTATCTAGTTTATCAAAGAGCCCATCGGTAGTCATCAAAGTCTCTATGTGAGATAACATACCTCCCAACTCCCTACAAATGTAAGGTCTTTCTGTTCTTGCAGCGAAGGCGAGAGCTTCTCGAATGTTCCTCTCCGCCTCTTTCATACTGTCTTCTACTTGTTTAGATAATGCCATCAGTTTTTCTGAATTGAATCCCAATCTTTCTGGAACAGGTCAAGTCCTTTGTCTGTAAGAATATGATTATACATCTTATCGAATACACCAACAGGTAATGTACAAACATCACTACCAGCACCAAAACAACGTCCTACATGATGAACATCTCTTAGAGATGCAGAAAGAACCTGAGTTCTTGCAAGGTGTTCACGATATACAGCAGAGATTGTCTGTACAAGTGAAACTCCAGAGAAGGAATTGTCATTCAACCTTCCAACAAAAGGAGAAACATATGTTGCATCTGCTTTTGCAGCAAGAATCGCCTGGGAAACAGAGAATACCAAAGTCACATTGGTAGTGAATCCATCGGATACAAGTAACTTACATGCTTTCAGTCCTTCAACTGTACATGGAACTTTGATAGTCACATTCTTCATTTCTTTGAAGACTTGAGCCTGTTCAATCATGTCCAGAGCATTATCTGCAACAACTTCAGCAGAGATAGACTCAAAATGAGGGAAGTCCTGAGAGAGTTGTCTAATGACCTCTACAGGGTCTCTACCGCTTTTGCGGATAAGTGTGGGGTTTGTAGTTACGCCGTCAATCAGACCCGACTGGTCACGTTTGGCGATTTCATCATATTCTGCTGTGTCAAGAAAGATTTTCATCATTTGGTTTGGGTTTTTTGTAAAGTTTCTTTATTAACTTGGCGTATTTCACGTCCTCTTCAGTATACCAGCTAGGATGCTTTTTTGCAACCTTTATTAGTCGTTTTGCTGTTTTTCTCTGATCCTTTCTAATGATTTCGTCCAACATGTTCGCTCTTTTTCTCTACTCCGTGTTTTACTATTTAACACACCAGATAGGTAAAAGTACGCTTTGGAACCATAACATCCAGATTCTCTTAACTTTCTGACAATCAAGAGTTGTTCTTCTAGTATGTTCAACGTCTTAGTGTCTGCAAGTAGTTCAGAACCTCCTCACGAATCCACATTAGTTCGTTATAGCAACCTTGATTATGAGCACAAGATCTAAGTTTAGAGTCTGGTTGATGAACAGATTCAATAAAGATGTCAAGTCCACGATTCCATTTAACATCTTGAGATTCATGTTCGTCTATCTTAAGTCTGTCATTCATAATTCTAAAGGTTTCGGAGGGTTTTCTGGGTGTTCGGTGCAGTATTTATCAGCACCAGTGACTATTTTTACTTGTTCAATGGTCATCCACTGCTTTTCCATCTCCGATACCAAATAAGAAATCTTTTTGTTCTGTATATCTACAGTTTCTAAAAGATATGCAATGGTATGAGCAAGAGTTTGCCTATTACCATCCTCATCTTTGAGGTAAATTGAGTAGGATGTTCGGAATTTACGAACCAAGTGGATTCTTAGTATAACATAAAGAATCAGGTTAGTAAAGAGAATCCAGAAAAAAGTCATTTCTTAAATTTCGATTTAACAAATCCAAAGGTCATTTTGGCGAAACTCCACAATACTGTCATGGCAGGGTATGGATCTCCCTCTGACAATTCATTGAACATATACATGTTCAAACGAAATGCGTAATTTGCTTCAACTATTACATCATTTTTTTCTGAACTCTTTAAAGGTAGAGAATCCAGTGCTTTACGATACTTATCTTTAAAGATTTTAGAATGAGGTATTTCGTCAAACTTGTAGAAGTCAAGACCTCCATCATACAAGTTAAGTGCCTTTTGTGCAATATTCTTAAGAATCATTCCACCAGATAAGTCACCCAAGTAACGTGTGTAGTGATGTCCTACAAGTAATTCTGGTTCTACCTCTTCAATACGAGCAATGTACTGTTTGGCAGCGGCAGAAGGAGATACTGTCTTTTTCCAATCAGATCCATAAAAATACTCACAATCTCTTGCTAAAGAATCAACTCTCTTGAGTTGATCAAAGGCAATAGGAGCGATTGCAGGGTGTTCCTTATTTTTGTCAATTTCTTTTTCAAGAGCTTGATAGACAAAATAGAAATTAGCAACCAGTTTCCTGTAATTCTCCTTACTGATGACACCAGAGAGAAAATTGGAAACAAATCCAGTGTTTTCTGCAGCGGTATGAGAAACCTTGGTGCCTTCTTTGATTTCTTTTGAAAAATTCATAATGTCATTATAGTGTGTCTTTCTCTTTTTGTCCAGCTGGATGGAAAGAGTATTCATTATCCCATTTAAACTTGGTATTGTTCAACACATGCTTTTTTTTAAAAAGTCTATTAAACAGTCTTTTAATCTTCTGAATCATTTTTCTTTATATAATCAACAAATAAAATGCCTTCTAGATGGTCAATTTCATGTTGAACTACCCTTGCGGCAATACCATCTAGTTTCCATTTCTTATATTTACCCTCTTTATTCTGGAAGGTTATTTTTATCTCTTTTGGACGTAATACCTCCCCATTTTGGTCTGGAACGCTCAAACACCCTTCATCAAATAAGACCTTTTCTTCACTTTTCCACGTTATTTTTGGATTTACCATCAAATGAGCATATTTGCCATGTTCCTCTGTTGTCTCATCTACTATTATCACTCTTTTATTGATTCCTATCTGTGGTGCTGCTAAACCAATACCATCTGCTTCCCACATAGCATCACACATGTCTTTATAGAGTTCTGTCATTTCCTTTTTATCAAAAACGACTTCCTCAGAGATAACTCTGAGGCATCTATCTCCAATAGTTTTAATCTTCTTCGGGGAAGTCATATGGTCCTTTTAGTTTACGTTCTAGTTCTCTTTCATCAAGAACTTCATGTAATAGTTTTTTAATTTCTTGTTTTAATTTATCTGAGAGCAATTCAAGAGTCATGGTCATGTCCACCAAGATTACTGAACCTCTCATTACGCCCATGTCCGTGAGCAATACCTAATTCATGCTCTCTTGCATGTTCGGCAATTTCATCTTTGAGATCTTTACCCCCTGCACCAAAAGTCATGTATAGTCCGTACACAACTGTTGCCAGTAGTAAAACACCTAAAAATACTGCATATGCAGCTCCACCTTGCAATTCTGCATGTGGTATTAAAGTAATAAAAGTCATCTTCGTACAATAAAAACATCATCTTCGCCATCTTCATCTTCATCTCTTTGAGGATTGAAGACTAATAGCTGTTCTCCAGACTGTACATCTTGCATTTCTGGATGTAAGTCGGATCTCTTGGTTTTTGTCGGTTTGTTCATTTCATCAAACGTCGCAGTCATAGTTTTGAACATAAACGCAAATGTCGCCCCAAATAGAGCGACAAAAAAGGTCAAATACAAAAATACCATGAAATCGTTCATCTGTTGAATATCTTTTGGATAGGAACTTGCCTCAATTTATCTATAACGTCAACTTCGACTCTATCTACGATCTTGTCTAATAAATCGATATCAATCTGCATGAATGGAGGAATGACACCTAGTAAACGAAGTAATCCGTCTACAAATAGAGCAAGAGTGGTAAATCCAAGAATCATAGAGATAACTGTTGCATCTCTATTGTGTTTTGCCATAGATGCCTCATCAATCTTTCTCGCCTCGTCTATAGCGTATTTGATGAGTTCGTCAACTTCTTCTTTTGTGTATGTATCCCTTTTTGGTTTATACACGTCGGAAATAGGTAAATCCATAAGCTGACCCTGTAGGACAGAAAAATACCCGAATTTTTTTTGCAGCTTTTTAGGTTTTAAAAGCTGATTTTCGTTTTGGCTAGTATCGATCTGGAATTTTGTCATAACTTTCACGGTAGTCTAGAGGTTTCGCTTGTCGGATACATCCAACAGCTCTTTCAAAACAAACTGAATTGAATCTGCCATCTACTCCGATCAACTTTATCTTAGTATGTTGAGAACGAATCTCAACTTCTTCTACTAAGTATGTATTTCCTTTGATAAGTTTGAGCTGAGGATCATCGTTGTTCCCCCACCTAACTTGCTCAGGTGTACAACCCAAAAATCTGACTTGATCTCCTATTTTCATAGTCCTCTGTGTGGATCATAATATAAAAGTGTCCATGCAATGTAAATGGTTGCTAGGACACTAGGAATTAGTACTAAAGGCATTGTAATGCGTAATTGTTTAAATTATATCGGGATTTTGCTCCTCTGTCAAGGGGAATCCCATTGTTTTTATTTCGAGTAACTCTCTAAGGAAGCGAACCTCCTGTTTAAGTTTCTCGTTTTCCTTTTCTAGGAAGTCGCAGTGTTCTGCGTAGATAATAATGCTCATAAATGCGAAGAGACCCCCTTTCGGAGGTCTCAGAGTTTAGTTCATTGGTTTTTAATTACCTTAAGATTTCGGTACATACTTGTCTGCAATAATTGTCCGTACAATCTATCATGCAGTCGAAGTATTCGTCGATTAGATTGTCTTGAGAATATTCAAGCGTCTTTATATCGTCGTGATGAATCCATTCTGCCATTTGATTGTGGGACATCCGATTTCGCATAAATTTCTTCTCCTCTGAATTGTGGTCTACATAACGAAGTTTAGCATCACTTCATCTTGTTCGTCCTAATTCTACCATTATTTATATAATGATCCCCGATATTTGTGTTGAACTTCACACACTGTAATGGCGTATTTTTACCCAAGAATTAATACTTACGATCATTCATATAAACCATTGTCAGAAAACATGCAGTAATGGCAACAGTTCCTGACAATGCTAATATTGTTGTTTGTACTACGTCCACTAAATTTACTTAACATAACGTAATATTTATACTACCAATCACCTTCTGAGTTCAAAGAGTCCTGATATTCCATATTGTTTTTACAATAGGCGTGAACATCTATCTCCATTTTATGATGAGCACGAGTGTGAATTACTTGTATCATTCCCACTGATCCTACAAGACATAGGTTCATAACTGTCAATGGATGACCCAAATACCTCAGATACTTCACGGCAATAAAAAACCTCTACAATATGTAGAGGTTAAACGACAAGTATGTATTTGTCAACTGTCCATCAGCTCTTAGATGCGAACTTGCGTTCTACCTTAATACCACGATACATTAGTTCGTGACGTTGCTTTTGAGCAGCTTCTGCGAGTACCTTTGCGTTGTACTCTGCGGTGTCATACTCGACACCTCTGTATGTGACCTTAGCCATTTGGTTTCTCCTGTAAGTAATAGGGGTTTGTGAAAACTCCGTTCCTTCAGTCGGCATTTGCGTCCCAGCACCCAGGCGTTGCGTCTTGTATAACAAGAACTAGTTCCGCCTTCTCGTACTCATTCATTGTGTTGTTCTTTACCACCCGATCTGTAAGATCGTATGCTTGGGAACACTCCAGTGAAGTATAGAGTAGCAAGAGAGGTATCATGGGATGAACGATCCGTTCCGTGTCGGCTTACTTGCGTCCCGCTTGGTCGCCAAAGGCAACTTGGGGGATGAACGTGTGTGTTAATTATAACACATTTCAATTATTTATGCAAGTTTTTTGTATCAATACCTACCGTAGTGATACAATTTTATGAAGATTTAAGATTGTCACCTAGCACTAGAGTGTCTAGACCAGTTTCGTAAAATAGTTCCAAGGCATCCCCAAACCTTCCAGCTATGGGTTTACCACCATTATTTAGAGAGGTGTTGAGCAAGACAGGTGATCCTGTCAACTTCTCAAACTCCTGTAGTAGACTGTAATAATCTTCCTGAGATTCATTTACTGTGTTGATTCTACATGTTCCATCTGCATGTGTGATTGTAGGATACCTGTCTGGTTCTAATACATCAGTCACATATAACATGTATGGACTAGGACCATTCCAATCAAAATTTTCACTCACTTTCTCTTCTAATACTGAGGCACCGAATGGTCTGAATGGTTCTCTGTGTTTTACCTTATTATTAATGTAGTCTTTACCATGAGGGTCAAAGGGGTTCATAAGAATACTTCTGTTACCCAATGCTCTGGGACCTACCTCACCATGTCCTTGATACCATCCAACAATCTCACCTTTGGCGAGTCTCTCTGCGGTCTCCTTGATAGTTTTAGTGGAAGGTCTGTCAACAGGAGCCTGATCATCTTGCATGAAGGGGAATCCTTCTACAGGAAGTCTCATCATGTTATGTTCCCTTCTCAGAAACTCAATAGCACCGAGACTTAGACCCTGATCATATGCGTGTGGAGGTATGACCAGATTAGGTATAGCATCTTTCAATACCTTATTAATAATAGTATTTTGTGCTACACCACCAGAGTATCCCACTACATCATCTGGTTTGATGAACTCTTGGAAATGTCT